CGAGATGACCACCAAGTACAACATCTACTCGGTTGGACGTTTTGCGACTTGGCGGCAGCTGTTGATGGATGATGTTGTTGAGGATTTACAAATCATAGAAAATTTTCTTGAGAAGAGTTCTGATTATTCTCGTTGGATGCATTCTCAAAAAACTTGGCAGGAGACATTAACCCTTAAGAAAGGAAAATAAAATGAAAGTTGAATTAGTTAATTATACTCAGGATGCAGTTGATCTTTTGTTGTTTACCAAGAACACCCGACTCATGCCTGATGATGATGCATACAAAAGGATTGCTGAATGGGAGTGGGAGAAAAAACAAGCAGAGCTAGATTACATGCTCAACACAATCCGCTCGTCTTGGGAGTTTATAGATTATACTTTTAATGTGAGAGATGTAACACGAGGATTCACTCACCAGTTTGTGCGCACTCGGCAAGCATCATACGCCCAGCAATCTCAGCGCACTGTGGACATGAGTGGTTTCAGTTATTACACTCCACCAGAGATCGAAAACAATGAAGATGCAAAAACGTATTATGATGAGTGCATGAAGACAATAAATTATTATTATCAAAAGCTCCGCAAGCACGTCCCAGCAGAAGATGCTCGTGGCGTATTGCCAACAAACATTCATACAAACATTGTAGCAAAATTCAATTTGCGTACACTGAGTGAAATGGCCAAGTCCCGACTCTCACCAAGAGCGCAAGGCGAGTACCAAGAAGTGTTCAAGCTGATGGTGGCTGAAGTTGTTAAAGTCCACCCTTGGGCAGAACCTTTTCTAACACCAACTGAATGGGCTGCACCTTCAATGGGAAAAGCCTTAAATCCAAAGAAAGGATAACATCATGCCAGAAAAATATAATCAAAAAGTTGTCGACCAAGTCCATGACCTCCATGAAGCTGGAGGAAGCTACAAACAGATATCTAGAATCATGGGCTGGGGTCCAAATAGCAGACGTGTGCGCTATATAATAAATCAGCGAGAAAGAACTCCTAAATCTTTGTTCGCCAAGATTCAAGATCTTTTTACTCGCTTGTAAACTTTACTTTTTCCGTCAGATAGAGTATAATAAATATTCCAACTGAGAAAGGAACCAAAATGAACATATTTTATTTACATCAATACGCACCACTCGCAGCTCAACTGCATTGCGACAAACATTGTGTCAAGATGATACTTGAGACAGCACAGCTACTCAGCACCGCACACCGAGAGTTGGATGGTGACACCAACGCAGACGCACTCGGTATGTACAAGTCTGCTTTTAAAAATCACCCATCAGCAGTCTGGGTTCGCTCTTCACGCAAACATTACAAATGGGCTTACGATCTTTTTGCATCTCTTTGCAAAGAGTACACTCATCGTTATGGCAAAACCCACAAGACAGAAGAGAAGTTGCTTAATGCTCTTAAGAGCATCCCAGACAACTGCCCAGATGTTGCTTGGAATCAGCCACCACAGTGTATGCCAGATCAGTACAAGCAGCACCCGAATCGTGCAGTCAAAGCATACCGAGATTATGTTGTTGGTGAGAAAATTTCTTTCGCAACAAAATACACAAACAGGGAGGCTCCATCATGGATAAGCGCGTAATCATTTCTGATCTTGATGGGACTTTGGGTGACTATGGTCACAGGATAAAATTTTACAAAGAGCGCAGATACAAAGAATTTAATAAACAAGGCATCAACGACAAACCAATCGAGTCAATCTGCAATATGCTCCGGAGATTAAAAGATGATGAGACTGAGATAGCAGTCATAACCGCTCGAGAGGAAACTGAAAGGAAGATGACTGAGGATTGGCTCAGGCTGAACGACATCCCTTTTGATAAACTTTTGATGCGAGGAAAAAATGACCAAAGGTCTGATTGGGATGTTAAAGAGCAGTTGTTCATAAACAACTACAACTGGGAGCAGATCTGGTTTGTTCTCGAAGATCGCAAGGGTTGTGTCGATATGTGGCGTGGCCAAGGTCTGACTTGTTTGCAAGTTGCTCCAGGAGATTTCTGATGAATGATTTAAAATTAAACGGGAATGACATAGAGTTGAATGGACAAAAGGTTGCTAGGGTTTTTCATGTTGTTGGCACTTTGCGAGATCAACTCGAAAAAGCCATAAACGAGATTAACACAGCTCCTGAGGGGATAAATAAAATTTACCAGAATGCTTATCGAGATGGATGGCAAGATGGTTACAACAAAGGAATAGAGGGAGCACAAGATGAGTGAAGTTTCACCAGCAGACTGTTTAAGAGAAGCAATGAACACTTTCCAAGAGCGTAGCAAAGTTTACGGGAAGAATTATTTACAGCACGGCAAAGTAATGACAGCATTGTTCCCGAATGGGGTGGAGCTGAAGACTGAGGAAGAGTGGAACAGGTTTGGGATCATTAACATGATTGTCTCAAAACTAACACGCTACTCTCAAAGCTGGCCAAATGCTCACATAGATTCGATTCATGATTTAGGAGTTTATGCATTCATGCTGGAATCATTAGACATTAATGATAAAATGTCGGACAGTTTGACAAAGGAGCTAGATTGATGAGCGAAGGAGTTGAAAAGACTTGTGGCAAGTGTCTTAAGCGTCCTGCGCAAAGATTGATATTGATGAGGAATGGCAGGAAGCAGTGGCGGTGTGATGTCTGCCAGCAAAGGAAAAATGTTTCTGGATTTAAAAGGAGAGCTGCATGATTGTTTTTGATTTAGAGACAACAGGTCTTCCGAAAGCAGAAGGTTCTGATTTAGAGATCCAGCCTAAGATCATAGAGTTCGGTGGAGTTAAATTGGACGAAGATTTAAACGAGACTGACAGGTTGGAATTTTTCTGCAATCCTGGACATCCACTCGACCCAATCATAACTAAGATAACCAAAATCACAGACGATGATTTAAAAAATGAAAAACCATTCATAGCCAACTACAAGCCTCTGTGTGATTTTTTTCTAGGCGAAAAAGAACTTGTTGCTCATAATTTGCCATTCGACCGTAAAATTCTTAAATTTGAACTTGAGCGCAATGACAAGTTAACAAAGTTCCCATGGCCACCTGAACACATCTGCACTGTTGAGGTCGGCAAGTCTGTTTGGGGGAGTTTCCGGAAACTTGGCGAGATATATTTTGAAGTCACAGGTCAAGAGCACAAAGGTGCTCATCGTTCAATTGCTGATGTTTTGGCAACTGTTGAAATTTTAAAGTGGTATAAAAAAGAGGGACACATATAATGGATCCGATAACTGCTAATATAATTGCTTGTGCTATTGTTTATTTTGTTTTTAAAATTTTATGATTAACATCCGCAATAGGACTGAGTATTGCTTTCGCAAAGCATTTGGTTCTGTGGACAATGTCATTGCTGCAACAACAGGAGATGCAGTCGGGATCTGCGACTCTGGGACTTGGGGTCATGTTAACTTCAGCAAAGCCTGTAAAAATTTAAACAAAAAGGCTTTGTTCGGAGTTGAGATCCCAGTGGTTGAGGATGCAACAGAACGAACAAAGCAACCAACCAATGAGATGGCGTTCATCGCCAAGAACAATGAAGGTCTGACTGAGATTTATCAGCTCGTGACAAAAAGCACTGACAAGCAACATTTTTATTATTTCCCGCGCTTGAGTTATGAGCATTTGTTCGACATCAGCGACAATGTAATAATACTCAGCGGAACAACTCCCAACTGGGGATTGCTACCACTGACGCAAAAAGAAAATCTTTACATAGAGTTGAACCCGATGAGTGTGCGCAAGGCTTTAGACTTTGCCGAGCGTAAAGATTTTAAAGTTGTGGCAACATCAGATAATTTCTACCCAACAGTCACAGACAAAAAAGCGTATGAGGTGCTTGTTGGTCGAAACCGTACAGACCGCACTGCACCGATGCACATTTTAAATGAATGGGAGTGGCAGGAGTCATTGCCATGGGCTCCACAAGAAGCGATCTCGAGCACATTTGAGATAGCAGAGAGCTGTGATGTTGATTTGCCAATCGCGACCAATGTCACTTTCAGAAGCAAGAAAACCCTTAAACAAATGTGTGAGGAAGGTGCTGTTAAGAAAAAGATAGATTTGTTTGATGAGGTTTATGCTGCTAGGCTTAAACGTGAATTGGACATGATCGCTCAGAAAAAGTTTGAAGATTATTTTTTCGTGATAGCTGACATGATTGAGTATTCAAAAAAGCATATGCTTGTCGGACCAGCAAGAGGTTCTTCAGCAGGGTCATTGGTTTGTTACCTTACAGACATAACTGATATTGATCCAATTAAGCATGACCTGTTGTTTGAACGTTTTATTGATATCACTCGTGAAGATTTGCCTGACATTGATATTGACTTTCAAGATGACCGCAGGGAGATGGTTTTTGATTATCTCCGAGACAAGTATGGTGCAGAAAAAGTTGCACACTTAGGGACTGTCTCCCGATACAAAGCAAAGAGCACTATCGCAGAAGTCGCCAAGGAACTCGGCATACCTGCTTGGGAGGTGAATGATTTGAAGGGTGCAATCATTGAGCGGAGTTCTGGTGATTCGCGTGCAGCTTTTTGCATCTTGGACACATTTAATGAATTAGATGTTGGGCGTGAGGTGATGAGGAAATATCCTCAAATGAAAGTTGCAGCAGATATGGAGAACCATGCTCGTCACACTGGTGTTCATGCAGCAGGGATGATTGTCACTGAGCACCCAGTCAGCAAGTACTGCTCAGTTTCTGCTCAGACAGGTGCAGCGCAGATTGATAAAAAAGACGCAGAGGAGCTTAACCTTTTAAAGATTGATGCATTGGGTTTGCGTACGTTGTCTGTTTTGCAAGATGTTCTTGACCAGATTGGTTGGGACAGAGACTCATTGATTAATTTCCCTCTTGAGGACGAAAAGTCGTTTGAGGTTCTTAACTCTGGGAGATACGCAGGAATTTTCCAGTTTGAGGGTTATGCATTGCAGTCAGTTACGCATCAAATGAAAGTTCATAGCTTTGAAGACATTGCTGCCATAACTGCTTTGGCTCGTCCTGGACCACTTAACTCTGGAGGAACAACTGAGTATATAAAACGTCACACTGGCGAGGCTCCTGTCGAGTATCTTCACCCACTCACTGAAAAGATAACAAAAGTCACAAACGGTGTTGTCGTTTATCAAGAGCAGGTGATGACGATTGCTCGGGATGTTGGAAAGTTATCTTGGGAAGATGTTTCAACTTTACGCAAGGCAATGTCTAAATCTTACGGGAAGGAATATTTTGACACTTTTTGGGAGAGGTTCAAAATCGGTGCGGCAGAGAATGAAATCAAAGAAGACCAAGCACATCGTATTTGGGATAATA